AAGTTTCCCTACTCTGAAAAAGGCGAGAAAGAAGCCAAAGAGTACGGCAAGAAAAAGGGTGTTCCTGTGACCATTATGGTTGCTGTTGGTAAACCAAAAGGCTTGCCTATGCGTGGTGGTCGTACTGCTACCAACATGATGAGCAAAGCTAAAAAGGCAAAATAATGTCATCTTTAACTACTCCTGTCACTCTATTGAGTGCTGTTGTCGCAACTGGTGCGTCAAAAGCTGTGCAAGCTGATGCTGGTCAACCTGCATTTCTGCAAGTTTCTGGTATTACCAGCGCAACTGTTGCTTTCCAAGGTAGCTTGGATGGGACAACCTTTGCCACAATTGGCACTGCTTTGACCGCTGATGGCATCGTAACCATTGCCAATGCTCCCAAGTATTTGAGGGCTAACTGCACCGCATACACCTCTGGAACCATCACGGCTAAAGTGTTGTACTGATATGAAAATGACCAAAGCGGCTAAAAAGGTCGGAAAAGTCATGCGTGAGTACAAAGAGGGAACTTTGCATTCTGGGTCTAAAAAGGGGCCAGAAGTGACTTCCCGTAAGCAAGCAATTGCTATTGCCTTGTCTGAAGCTGGCATGGCAAAACCCAGAAAGAAGAAGAAATGAAAACTGGTTTGTACTCAAATATTAACGCAAAACAGGCTCGTATCAAGGCGGGGTCTGGCGAGAAGATGCGGAAGGTAGGAACCAAGGGTGCGCCTACCGCTGCTGATTTTAAACAAGCGGCAAAGACTGCAAAGAAGGTTAAAAAGGTGAAGTAGATGAAATCTCCTGTTTGGCAAACAAAAGCTGGTCAAAATCCAAAAGGCGGCTTGAATGCCAAGGGCAGATCATCTTATAATGCGGCAACTGGTGGGAATCTCAAAGCGCCAGTAAAGTCGGGGGACAACCCTCGCAGAGCAAGTTTCTTGGCTCGAATGGGTGGCAATGATGGCCCTGAGTTCAAGAATGGTGAACCAACGAGACTGCTTCTTTCGCTACAGGCATGGGGTGCATCCTCAAAGTCTGATGCAAAGGCAAAAGCTAAAGCTATATCCGCAAGGAACAAGGCAAAGGCGAAATGAGAGCATTATCAGTTGGTGTTAGTCCTACAGCGGCAGTAGACACAACAGTCTATACCTGTCCAAAGGGCTACTACGCAAAATTTACCGTCATGTATATACACAATACAGGCGGCTCTACCAAGCATATAACTGTTCAGTGGTTTGACGCAAGCGCTAGTACAACCCTTGATATATTGACTGCTCTTGATTTCAGCACTAAAGAATATTTGCAGTTTGATGGCAATGCCTACATTGTTTTAGAAGAAGATGACCAAATAAAAATAACTACTCAGTCGGGAAGCACATTCAGTTTTATAGCAACGTTTGAACAAGAAGGGTTGGCAAGAGCATGACACTACTAGAACTTGTCAACGATGTGTTGATCCGCTTGCGTGAACCCGTTGTAACCACTTACAACGAAACCACCTATTCCACCTTGGTTGCAAAGTTTGTGAACGATGCAAAGCGTCAAGTTGAGGATTCTTTTGGTTGGAATTCTTTGGGGCAGACCATCACTGTGACCACTGTGGCTTCAACCCCATCATATTCACTCACTGGTGCTGGTCAGAAGTTTCAGGTGATGGATGCCATCAACACAACCAGTAATGTTGGTTTGACTAACATCACATTTGTGGACATGAACCGCAAACAGAACTTCTTGCCCCTAGTCAACTCAATTCCAACAGAATTTACTTTTGATGGCCTAGATGCTTCTTACGACACCAAAGTCAGCTTGTTTCCAATTCCTGATGGCGTATACACACTGAAATTCAGTCTGACGATACCCCAGGCAACTTTGGCATCTGACAGCACTGTTGTTCTTGTGCCTGATGTAGTTGTTGCTCAAGGTGCGTATGCCAGGGCATTGGTTGAGCGTGGTGAAGATGGTGGATTGTCTTCATCAGAGGCATACACACTATTTCGATCCATGCTCTCTGATTACATTGCTTTAGAGGCAAATCGGTATCCAGAAAATCAGCAATTTGTATCAACATGAGCCAGCAAATCCAGACCTTTTCTGTATCGGCTCCAGGCTTCTTTGGACTCAATACACAAGACTCTCCGCTTGATTTAGCGGCTGGATACGCTGCGATTGCCACAAACTGCGTGATTGACCAATACGGGCGCATTGGCTCTCGCAAAGGCTTTTCAAGGGTTAACACATCCTCTGGCAACCTTGGTGCAAATAATGTAACAGTCATCCATGAGTTGGTGCAGACTGATGGAACTTTGACTGTTCTGTTCGCTGGAAACAACAAGCTGTTTAAACTGAGTGGTGCGAGTGTTGTTGAGTTGACCTATGGGGGGGGAGGTACTGGCCCCACCATTACTGCAAGCAACTGGCATTGTGCTTCTTTGAATGGAATCACATATTTCTTTCAGTCAGGGTATGACCCACTCATTTATGACCCTGCTGTAAGTCTCACCACATACAGGCGTGTGAGCGAGAAAACTGGTTATGTTGCAACTGCTCCCCAGACCAACATTGTTATCTCTGCCTATGGTCGCTTGTGGACTGCTAGTAGCACTTCTGACAATGTAACTGTCTTTTTCTCTGACTTGCTTGCAGGACACATCTGGTCAACAGGAACTGCTGGTTCTTTGGACATCTCACGGGTATGGCCCAATGGGTCTGATGAGATCACAGGGTTAGCGGCTCACAATGGATTCTTGTTTATCTTTGGCAAGCGTCAAGTCTTGATTTATGCAAATGCAACTACCCCATCAAGCCTGTCTTTGAGTGACACCATCAGCAACATTGGTTGCATTGCAAGGGATTCCATTGCCAACACAGGCAGTGATGTGGTTTTCTTATCAAACAGTGGTGTGCGTTCATTGCTCAGAACTATTCAGGAGAAGTCTGCTCCTTTGCGGGACTTGTCTAAGAATGTCCGCGATGACTTGATGACGATTGTGAATGCTGAGACATTGGCAAACATCAAGGCAGTCTATTCAGAGTCAAATGCCTTCTACCTGATTAACTTTCCGACTGCAACCCAGACCTATTGCTTTGACACCAAGGCGGCATTGCAAGATGGTTCTTCACGGGTAACTGTGTGGGATTCCATCACGCCAACTGCTTTCGTTGCTAAACGCAATGGAGACTTGTTGATTGGTAAGAATGGCTATGTGGGCAAGTATGGAACCTATCTTGACCATGCAAGCACATACCGATTGCAGTATTTCACAACTTATGCTGACTTGGGTGCGCCCAATGTCACATCCATCCTAAAGCGCATTGCTGTGGTGGTGATTGGTGGTTCAAGCCAAGGCTTCATCATCAAGTGGGGATATGACTTCACAGGTCAGTATTACGCCACCACATTGCAAATTCCTCAGTCTACTGTTGCTGAATATGGTACTGCTGAGTATGGGGCGAATGGTGTTCCTGTTGCCTACTACTCAGATGGTATTTCTTTGCAGACTTTGGTTGGTCAAACATCAGGTTCTGGCAAGACTGTGCAGACGGGTTATGAAGTGCAGATCAATGGGTATCCCGTGAGCATTCAAAAGATTGAGATTCAAGCCAAGAATGGCAAACTGGTTTAAGGAAGAAACATGGCAAATTACACCAAAACCACCAACTTTGCGGCTAAAGATGCTTTGTCGCCAGGGAATGCAAGCAAGGTTGTCAAGGGAACTGAGATTGATACTGAGTTCACCAACATTTCCACTGCCATTGCAACCAAGGCAGATGGAACCTTCACTAACTTCAGCTTTGTTGAGAGTGGGTCTAATCTACTTATTCGTCATTCAGGAACTGATGTAATGAAGATTGACAGTTCTGGCAACCTGACTGTGTTGGGCAACATCGTGGCTAACGGCACTGTGTAATGGCTCAATCCATACAAACCTCAAAGTTTGGAACGCTAGATACTAGCGGGAGAGTCCCTGTCTACATGGCTGGTGCAGCCGATGATCCACCCCCGCTAAACATGGGGCTTAGTTTTGATGTTGGTGGAAAGTCATATACCTTTGTTCCTGAAGATAGGATTACCAAAGGTGCGGTATCGGGTGACAGAGGTGCATTATTTCTAGGTTTTCTTGACCCAACTTTGCTTTCATCTTTAAAAAATAATTCTGAGTATGTAGACATTGCTGGAACTGAATTTGGCTCATTTGATATTGGTAAATTTATTTCCGATCAAATGGGTGGCTCAACCAAGGGTTTTCTTGCGCCAAAAGACACAATTGATCCAATACTTGCACAAGGATTAACGCAATATAACCCTTCATTTGCAGGTCAAGTTACTGGTGTTGGAGAGGTGGGTGGCAAACCAACCTATCTTTTGCAAAGTGGATATGTGTTGCCAAATGGTCAACAAGTAAAGACTGAGCGAAAAATTGTTGGGTATACCTACAGCAGTGGCGGCGGATTACTTGCTGGTCTTGGTAATGAGATATTGAAAGCTGGCCCAATACTTCCACTGGCATTGGATGTTGTTGGCGCAGCTTATGGACTACCTGGAATTGGAACTGCTGTTGCTGGTGGCGTTACTGCTGGTGCAATTGCCAGTGGTGATGAAAAGACTGCAACAAATTATGCGGCTCAATATGCTGCTGGTCAACTAGGAGTTGGTTCTGCTGTTGCTGGTGCAACTGGTTCCACTGTTGCTGGACAGGTTGCTCAAGGAACTGCTGGTGGACTGCTTGCTGGAAAGAATCCAGAACAAGCTGTTACTGGAGCTGTACAAGGTGTTGCACTTGATTCTCTTAGACCAGACTCAGGAGTAACTGTTCCCACTGAACAACAGGCTCTTGCTGGACAACAAGATTTAATGAATCAGTTGGCTCCTTTTGAGGTAGACACAACTGCATCATCATTTGATACAAAAGACATTATTGACGATGGTTCTGGATTCACACCACCCACACCAACACCACAAACACCGATTACTGGAAATACTGGAGGAAATATGGCAACAGATTTTACGGATTATGAAGGCGCAGGAATGTCTGCTGGTCTAAGCGAATATTTAGCAGACCCTGAAGGTGCTGCAATGTATGCCGATCTTCAACGAGAACTAAATGCAGATCCTGAAGGCGCGTCAATGTCGGCAGGATTAAGTCAGGCAGTTCAAAATTACGCAACAGGAACTGGTTTAAAAATTGGCGATGTTGTTAAATTTTTTAAATCTAATCCAAGCCTGACAAAAGGATTGATTAGTGCTGGAATTAGTACTGCTGGTGGTTTATTGACCAATCAAGCCAATGTAGAAGCGGCACGAATCTCTGCCCAAGCAATGAGGGATGCGGCGGCAACAGCGGCAGAAGCACAGAAGTTTCGTCCTGTTGGCGTTACCACTCGCTTTGGTGCATCACAGTTTGGTTTTGATCCTACAACTGGTCAGTTGACAAGCGCTGGTTATCAGTTAACACCAGAACTCAAAGCAATGCAAGACCGAATCATGGCTTTGTCTGGTCAAGGCTTGACTGAGGCAGAGCAAGCGGCTGGTCGATATGCTCCTTTGACCACTGGCGCACAAGGCTTGTTTGGCTTGGGTCAGCAGTATCTGGCTCAGTCTCCAGAGCAAGTCGCCGCTGACTACATGGCAAGACAACAAAACTTGTTGGCTCCTAGCCGTGAGCGTGAATTTGCTCAACTGCAAAACAGATTATTTCAAACAGGTCGTGGTGGGTTATCTGTTGGTGGCACTGGTATGCGCCCAGGTGGTGGTGAAGGTCTACGGGCGGCATCTCCTGAAATGGAAGCCTACTACAACGCTTTGGCTCAACAGGATGCTCAATTGGCGGCACAAGCACAGACAGAAGGACAGAGACAAGTTCAGTTTGGCGCTGGTTTGCTAGGAACTGGCTCTAACTTACTTGGCTCTTATAGAGAAGGTTTGACAGGTGCTTATTCTCCATTCAGCACTGGAATTGGCGTAGGTTCATCGCTAGAGTCCTTGGGTCAAGCACCTTTGGATATTGGCGCACAGTTGGGTGGCAGGTCTGCCCAGGCTGGTGCTAATGTTGGACGAACATTGTTTGAGGGTGGTCTTGCTGGAGCCAGAACGACTCAGACAGCATCTGGTGTTAGTCCTTTTGGAACTGCATTGACCAGATTTGCAGATAGTCCTGAAGCACAACAAGCATTGCTTGGAATGTTTACTGGTGGCACAGAATATGGAACTGACACTCGCAGATACAACAGAGACACAAATTTCTAAGGAATAATTATGGCATCAGAAATTGTTGGAAGTTTATTCGGGGTGACTCCTGAGTTGTATCAAGAACAGCGTGACTTGATGCGTCAAAAGCAAGCAATGGAGTTTGCTCAACAAGACCCACGCACACAGGCAACCTATGCTTTTGGTCGTGCTGGTCAACAGTTGGGTCAAGCCTTTGGTGGTTTGATGGGTGCAGAAGACCCTCAGTTAATCAAAATCAGACAGCAACAACAAGTGCTTTCAGGATTAAACATCAATGATCCTCAAGCAATTGCTGAAGCTGCACAAAGGGCAATCCAGATGGGCAATACCCAATTGGCTTTGCAGTTGACTGCTTTGGGTGATCAGGCTTTGCAACGTCAAGATTTATCGTTAGAGCGTCAGGACAAGTTGCGTCAGCGTCAGGCGGCTGCACAGTCTTTGGCTAGAACTCAAACAGCTAGAGATTTGATCTCCAGAGGTTTGAGCGTTACCCCAGAAACCATCTCAGGCCAATCTGCTGCAACTGTTCCTGAAGTTGATGAGTTTGGAAACCCATTGCGTTCTGCTGTTACTGGATACAAACCGCCAGAACTCAAACTTGACTATGCTCGACTTGCACCAATTTTGATGCAATCCCCAGAAGGTCGAGCAGAACTTGCGGCAATTGTTGCATCACAAAAAGCAATGAGGCCAGAGACTGTATCAATTAAAGAGGGCGAAACACTTTATACAGTTCCAACTGAGCCTGGGCAAACGTATAAGCCAATTGCTTCTGGTGGAGAAAAACCAAGACCATTCACAGGTGACTTGGGCAATGCTGCCAATCTTTTATATCAAACAGATGATCCGGCTAAGATTTTCAGACTACATGGTCAAGCCGGACTTGATGCTGTTGACGCAAGAGCAGTAAAAATGACTGAGGCAAAACGCCAAAAGATTGATGTGACTGCACCAGTTACCATTAATATGCAAAGAGGTTTTGGTGAAGATTTAACTGAAAATATAAATTCAAATCTAAAGGCTGGTAGAGTTGCAGGGACTACTCTTGGCACAGTTCAAAACATGAAAACCTTGATTGAAGAAGGCACTAAAACTGGTTTTGGTCAAGAAACTATGCTTCAACTTGGTAGGGCTGCACAAGCATTTGATCCAAACTTTAAGGTTGCGGGAATTGCTGGTGCTGAAGCATTCCAAGGTTTTTCAAACTCAGTTCTCTTGCCAGAGGTTAAAAAACTTGGCACTAATCCAACTGATACTGACTTGAAGTTTATTGTTCAAGGTTCTGCAAGTCTTTCCAAATCACCTCAAGGAAACTTGATTTTGCTTGATGCCCTAGAACTAAAACTTAAACGTGAGCAAGACTTGGCAAGGTTTAGCAATCAATGGTTGTCTAAAAATGCCAATACAGTTAAAACAAATCCCATCATTGCTCAGACACAATTCAATGATGCGTTTAACAATTATGTTGATACAAGCCCACTTTATAAACCACAGTCAGATGCTTTGCGCCAACGCATGATTCAATTGCAAGAAATGGGTGGTGGTAGAACTCCAACTCCAGCAAGAGGAACCTTGCAGCGTGGTGGTTTTACAAGCCCTTAATGGAGTAAAAAAATGTCATCATTAAAAGACCAAATCACAGACTTGCAAAATGAATTGCTGGTTGCCAAAGATGAGGGAAAGATAACTCCAGAAGGTGCGAAATTACTTGATTCAATTCAAGGTGGTCAGTGGCAAACTGGTGGGTTTGGACAGTTCTTGAAGGGCATGACTTTAAACTTCTCAGATGAGGGCATTGGGGCTTTAAAGTCTTTCATCTCATCTGACCCTAAGAATATTTCAGCGGCAATCAAAAAGATCAGCCCACAAGAACCTCAACCAAGCCCAATGGATGTTGGTGTCGCTCTTGAAAGAATGGGTCAAGCTGAATACACACAGGAAAACCCACTAAAGTCAATCGCATATCAAATTGGCGGTGGAATGTTTCCAGCACTTGTAACCAGAAGGCCAGGGCCATCATCCACCTTTGGTCAAATGGGTTTGGCTAGTGTTGCTGGCGCTACTTCTGGGATTGGTGAATCTGAGGCTGAATTGTTTAGCCCAGAAACAGGCAAAGAAGCGGCAATTGGTGCTGGTATAGGAATGGCATCTGTACCAGTTGCAAAAGGTCTTGGTTTTATTGTTGGCAAAGGCTACAGATCAGCAGTCAGCGCAATGTTTGACAACCCACAAAGAATGGGTGTGGATCAATCTAGGGCCATGATTAGAGAGGCATTGGGTGCAGATGTCGGTAGTTTTGATGATGCCATCAAGATGATTTTGGATCGTTCTGGCAAGCCCTACGCACTCGCAGACATTGGCCCCAATACCAGAGCATATTTAGATGCAGTCAATCAACTGCCTGGGCCTGGAAAACAAGTCGCTAAAAAATTCTTGGAAGATCGAGACAAGGGTTTACTCAAACGCTTGACAAGTGATATGCAAGTTGCGTTTGGTAGCAAGGCCGCATACTTTGATGAATTCAATGCTTTGAAAGATGCAAGATCAGAGATTGGCAAAAAGTTATATGGTGCTGCTTTGCCAAGACCAGTTGAAATCACATCAGAATTCACTGATTTGCTTCAGCGTCCAAGCATGAAACAGGCTTATGACAGGGCGGTTTCATTGGCACAAGAGCAAGGCATAAAACTGCCTAAAGTTCAAATAAATCCAGAAACTGGAAAGTTGGTAACTGAGAAGGGATTGCCAGTTGCAAATATCGACACCACTTTCATGCACTACATGAAGATGGGACTTGATGACCTAATTCATTTTGGGAAAACGCCAACTTCTGGTATCGGTAGCACACAACTTGGTGCTATTAAACAAACAAGGGGTCAATTTATTGATCTCTTGGATGCGTCAAATCCTGCTTACAAGAGAGCAAGAGATTATTGGGCAAATGACACTGCTGTTTTAGATGCCATGAATGAAGGCAGGTCAATTTTCAGCAAAAAACCTGCTGATTTAGACGCTCTTTTGAATGATGTGAAAACCATGTCCAAGTCAGAGAAAGATGCGCTAAGACTTGGAACTATGCAAAGTTTGCTTGATCGTCTTGGTGGCGCACAAACTGGTGATGCAGTAGTCAGTGCAGTTGGAAACCCTGCAATGGACATCTTGAAGAATCCTAAGAATGTCAGGATTATTCGATCAACATTCAACACTGATGAGGCCGGACAAAATGCTTATAACAAGTTTATGAGCAACTTGATGAGTGAAGTGGAAATGAAAACCACTTCTAAGGTTGTCCTACAGGGTTCCCAAACTGCTGGACGCACTGAGGCAATCAGAGCAATCAAAGAAGGCGCACAAAGAGAGTTGCCTGTTATGACGGGGGCGCAATTCATTATGAGGGCTTTACAGCGTGATTTTGCAGACTTGGGAGATCAACAACTCAAAGCCACTGCCAGTGAAATTGCAAGGGTTTTGACAACAACTGATCCAGCAAAACTGCAAAGAATTGCAAAAGAGTTGGCTGGTAGTGACATTCGCACTGTCTTGCGTAAAGAAGCTCCAGAGGTCTTGCCAATCTTGGGTAGAGCATTGCTTGGGCCGTTTTCTATTGGCTCAATGAGTGGAAACATTGCGCCCAACATAAACCAAATGTCAACAGGAATGTTGTCGGGTCAGTAACAGGAGCAAGACATTGATCCTCTCACCCTTCTGGCGATGGCAAATGGCTGTGTCGCAGCTATTCGCAAAGGCTGTGAACTTTATAAAGAGGTCAAGGGAACTGTTGCCGCAGCCCAAAAGACTGTTAAAGAGGTCACGGCTATTGCTGAAGAGGTGGGTGGCTTCTTTGGGTTCTTCAAGAAGAAAAAGCCAAAGCCCACAGCAACTCCAGTTGCAGCCAAAGCAAAAAAGGCAGAGGCCGAAATTTGGGATGAAGGTAGAGTTGTGGCTGATCTGGCGGCGAATCTCTCGCAGTTCTTCAGGGTTCAGCAACAGCTTGCAGACCACATTCGTGAGGAAGAAGAGAAGTCTAAGACTGTTTATGACCCAAGTCAAAACATCATGGAGTCGGCGCTAAACAGGGAACTTGCCAAGACGCAGTTTGAGAAGTTAGCCAAAGAGATTCGTGAGATTATGGTGTATCAGTCACCCCCAGAGTTGGGTAACTTGTACACACGGGTGAACCAGATGAGAGTAATCATCATTGCTGAACAGGAAGAAGCAAGGTTGGCTCAAGAAAAGAAACAACGAGAGGTTGAATGGCAACGCAGAAAGGTAATCGAGGCAATTCAAGACAAACTAATTTACCTGGCGGCTTGTCTGGTGTTCGTTCTTTACCTGGTTCTGTTCTTCACTCTCCTAGTAATGGATCGAAAAGTAAGATGGGGTTTTTAGTTGCTCTTTGTTGCATGGTCTTGGTGTTTGTATTGTTGTTGCCGTTGCTTGGTAGCATCTACTACGACACCTTGGCGGTTCAACGCGAAAGCAAAATGCAGATTGAGCGCATGGAGAGACTGCGCCAGCAATTGGAGTACGAGCGTCAACAACTAGATAGGCAACGCAATGAATCAAAATAGGTTTCTATGGGGTGTGATTGTTGTATCCATTGCGGTGATTCTGCTTATGAGTGGGTGTGAAGACAGATACCGCTATGTTTGCCAGAATCCTGATAAATTTGACCTTCCTGAGTGCCAAAAGCCCAGATGCTTGTTCACCCAAACCTGTCCTGAATACCTTGTAGCACCTATCTTGACCACGAAAATTGAACCCCCAAAGGTTGAAGAAAAGAAGGCCGATGATGACAAAAAGTAAATACACCCCAGAAGACTTAGAAGTTCGCATTTGGGGCTTTGTTGTGGTGATGATTACCATCATTTTGTTTGGCATCGTGATTGCCCTGCTCTACTCTGTTACTTTTGTAACTCAACCGATCAAGAGCATGGCTCCTATCGATCAAGCCTATACCAAGATGTTGAACGACATTGTTCTTCTCATTGTTGGTGGCATTGGCGGCATCGTTGGTAAAAGGGCTGTGGGTGCTGTGACAAGCACAACGCCTACACCTCAGATTTCAGCGCCTCCTACGCCTGTTCCTGCGCCTCCTAGCCCTCCTGCAACATCTACTTGGACTTCTCCCTCTGGCGCTTTACCTGCTTGGGTCAATCCACCTTTAGATGAAAGTTGGACACCCCCACCACCCCCCAGTACTCCACCCCAGCATTTGGAAGCTGATTCTGTGCGTGAAGAAATCGCCCTTGCTAGACAAGAGGTGAAGAATGCTTAACCCGTACTTCATCATTGGGGCAATGATTGCTGTAGGCGGTGCTTACGGGTATGGGCATCATGTTGGATGGGGTGACAGGGATGCTGAGATGCAAGTCGAGATTGCCAAAAAGAATGAAGAATCACGGGAAAAAGAGCGTGAACTTGCCCAACAACTGAATGACCAATCAACCAAACTTTCGGAGGCCAACAATGTCATCACTCAAAAACAGTCTTCTCTTGATTCTGCTATTCGTGCTGGTAGGTTGCGGCTCCCGTCCACAAGTTGTGTACAAGCCACCACAAATGCCCCCACTCCCGCCGGAGATAGCCCAAAAGAAAGAAGTGAACCTGTCAGACAGGTTTATGAAACTTCTGACTCCGACAGAGCAACCCTCGCAGCCATTGCCGAAATCATTGCCCAAGGCGACAGAAACACGGCCCAATTGAATGCGTGTATTGACAGTTATAACAAGGTGATGGAGGTGATGAATGGTCAGCGCTGAACAACTGAAAAAGCTCCATATTGGGGTTGAGTGGGTTGATGCCCTCAATGAAACCTTCAACACTTTTGGCATTGCTACACAGCGTCAGCAAGCCGCCTTTATCGGGCAGTGTGGGCATGAGTGCGGCAACTTCAAAGTCTTAAAAGAGAATTTGAACTATAGAGCCGTTACTTTGATGAAGCTGTGGCCCAAACGATTTCCAACACTTGAGATTGCCAACCAATATGCAGGTAATCCCAAGAAGATTGCCAACATGGTTTACGCTAATCGCATGGGAAACAGGGATGAAGCGTCAGGGGATGGTTTTCGTTTTTCAGGAAAAGGTTGCATCCAATTAACGGGTCATGCAAACTACTTCCATGCTGGGCAAGCACTGGGAGTTGACTTTGTAATGGAGCCTGACCTTGTGGCAACGCCAAAGTATGCGGCTCTCACTGCTGGGTGGTTCTGGTCAACCCACAATTGCAACAACCTTGCAGAAGCTGCTGATTGGGTTGGACTGACCAAGAAGATTAACGGTGGAACAATCGGCCTAGATGATCGCGTAAAGCATACAAATGAGGCTTTTGCGGTTCTTGGCTCTTGATGCTTTGAGCAATCTGCTGGCGTAACCAAGCAACCCCTCCCAGGCGCACCCATTCCTTGTATTCAGCAGGTCTGAGTCGTGCGCTAACAGTCTTGTTCACAAAGGTTAATTCAGTCTTGGGTCTTGGCATTTCAGTCCTCGTTTAAAGCCATCCAAACCATCAGGCAAACACCGCCAATGGCTAACGCAATGCCTAGAAAGCCTATGGCAAAGATAGTGATGATTGTCTCAATCACAAACGCCCCTCATTTCCCACCCTGCCAGAAAATAGTTCCATCTACTTTGCATGGATTGGTTGGTGTACTTGTCTCCATCCATAGATAAATCATCGCTTGTATAGCCCTTTGATGACATTAAGGCGTGGAATACTTGTCGTGCTTTCATGTGTTCTCCTTTAGTGGCATTTCTGGGCAAGGCATCCAATACAGCGGATGATGTTTTACGCTGTTTCCATTAGATGCCAGCCAATGAAAAGTACCAGAACTTGGTTTGTCTTCATAAAATGTTGCTGTATGCGGAACAAATTGATCTGCCCACACAACAATACAACGCTGTTTAAATTCTGGCAGTTGATCTGCACTTTTAATCCAGTTCATTTCTTCATGTTCCTTATGTACACAGTAAACGATTGAATGCTATCTTTTCCAAATGCCAAGCTGCATTTCTCAATGTGTTGGGCAACTTCTTCAATCACTTCGTTTCGCGCATTGATTTCAGCGTATCGGATTATTTGGTGTTTGCGCGACCCTTGCAGACCCCAATCACCCTGACGCTTTGCCAAGTCTTCAAAAGCCTCGTCTTCTTCAGTTTTCATGTCCCCACCTTTGCCTTGTAGCAGAGTTCCATCTCAAGTTGCTTGATCTGCTGGCGCAAGATTTCATTCTCTTTCTTGAGTTCTTTATCCCCCATCTTGCGTTCCATCTCAGCACCAGCCCCATAACCCGCCAGCACCCCAGAGGTGGCGGCTTGGCGGGTATAGGTCTGGATGTCCATAGAGGTCAGGATGCCAGCAAACCCCTTGGGGGTCAGCTTCTTCACAATGCCTTCAATCTCGTCTTTAAGAACCTTGTTCATCTTTCATCTCCATCATCTTCTCTGCAATTGCGTAAGAGAGTTGAGCAATGTCACCCTCACTCTCAGTCTTGTATTGGTCTGACATGATCATTGCCGCCATTGCTTTGGCAGCAAAGTAGTCGAGAACTGTCAGGTTCTCCAAGTTGCCACCAGTTCTCATATCCACCCCAGGATAGTGAAGGCGACAAGGCAAATGGCTCCAATGGCGCAGACAACCATCACAACCCCATCAGTTGACACTGTTGGGGCGCACTTCTCAATAGGACAGGCCCAATCACAACTGTTGGGGAAAGCCTCATTCAGGGTGCGGGGGTACATTCTGGTGGTGGGGTTGAAATCTTTGAGCATGGTTTATCTCCAATGGTTTAAAACATTTGCAAGGTCTTTGGTGGACACAATCAGGTCATCCAGGCGCATGGACTCATCAGCAACAACGAACAAGCCTGGGCCTCGTTTGGTGCGCCCCCAAGCGTCTTTGCGGTTGACATTAGACAAGTCGCCTTTGCGGACTGCGTTGTAGACTTGGTGAGAGGTAAACCCCTCATCCAAACAGTCACGCATTGTCCTGGGGACTCGACAAAAATCTATCAGCATCTTCATCCTCCTCTTGAGTTGGTTGATCGTCTGGGTTGTAGTCTGATTGGCGAGTGAGGATTTGACCCCACCGCCATTCTTGGTAGTCGAGGTCGTACATTAAGCAGTCTCTAACTGGCTAATGATTTTGGGACGCTGGATAACAGTCTGCTTGACTCCATTGCGAACACCATGATCTTTAACAGTGGCGGTGATGGTGAAGGTATCGCCTTTAGAGCGCACAGTACCCTCTGGAGTCCAACCAACAACATTAGAGTTGCCCTTGTAGATGACAATATTTTTGTCAGCGTCTTCCATGATGTAGATGTAGCTAGTGCCATAAGCACCATCCAACACAACGATATGACCAATGGTCAGGGTCAGGGTCAACTTAGTACCAACTTCACCCAAGTGGGTGCGTGAGGCATTCAAGGCAGCTTCTTTATCAGCCCACTCAGCCTTGCGAGCAATCTTGGCATCAATGCCTTTAAGAATGGCGGCGCACTGCTTTTCGCTAAGTTTGCCATATTTATAAAAGGAGTTAGCCATAGAGCCAATAAAGCTATCTTCATAGCCCACAAAGTCGCCATGACTGTTATGTTTGATGCCAGCGATCAAAGCACTTTCAATCTCGCCAGCACGTTCAGTTTTGGTGCGCCAAGTTTTTTGAGCATTAGCAATGATGTAGCTTTTAACGGCATTGTGATATGCCACTGGATTTTCGATAACTGGTGAAAAGTTGTTAGCCATTTTCAAATTCTCCTAGAAGGGTTTGTGTTGCTGACAGGTGTGATCATACAGACATGGACTATATGGTCAACTGCCCATCTATTTAATCCCCACAGTTTACTGGGTTATTTAATCATAGGACATTTGACCACTTAGTCCATACCTGATACAGTCGCCCCCCATGAACACACCAACTATGCAACAGATTGAAGATTTGAGACTCAAGGCAGAGGCGGCGGGTTACTCCCTCGCTGATGTCTCTCGCCATGCGGGGATTGACCCCTCCCAAGTGTCTCGTTACGCAGTGGGAAAGACAATACCACTCCTGACCACCATGAGGAAGCTAGAAGAGTCAGTGGATTCCCTGATCAAGACCCGTTTGGAGGCCATTCAGGGGGTTTCTGAGGGGTGCAATCCATGACCCGCATCATTGGCATTGACCCAGGTCTAAATGGCGCAATTGCGGTTTTACAGGGCGAGCTTTTGACCATCATTGATATGCCCACCCTGACGATTGAAAGGAATGGGAAGTCAAAGCGTCAGGTTTCAGCGTCTGATCTGGCTCAAATCATCAGAAGATTTGCCCCAGATGATGTAAATCCCACTGTTGCTTTTTGCGAAAAAGTGGGTGCTGTTAGTGGGCAGGGTGTGACTAGCGTTTTTAGCTTTGGGCGTAGCTTTGGCATGATCGAGGGCATCCTTGCCACTCTACAGATTGCAACCACATTTGTGCCGCCAGCCACTTGGACAAAGGGTGTTGGGCGTAGTCCTGGCAAGGATGCTTCTAGGGCCAGAGCAATGGAGTTGTTCCCCTCTTATCAACAATTGTTCTCACGGGTCAAGGATGATGGCAGAGCAGATGCGGCACTGATTGCTTATTGGGGGCAGAAGAACTATGGATGACGCAGAACGCACTGCCATGCGTGACCACATTGTTTGGCTTACCCAACAGCTTGAACTTGCAAGGCTCCAGAACAGGGAAAGAACCGCACTACTAAAGAGAATGCTTGACCCTGAAGACCTTGGATTTGCCGTAACGAATGAGGTCAAGTCTCTTGTCTACCAACTCTTAATTTCAGATCTTGAAGCAGAAAGAAACGCATGGAACAGATAAAACTCAGACCTAGTGCAGCATCTCGCTGGCTCATCTGCCCTGGCAGTGTTGCCTTGTCAGCATCAATGCCAACCCAAGAGTCTGGTGAGGCCGCAAAGATTGGAACTGCCATTCACTCTTTGGCAGAGTCATGCTGGCAACTCTCGCTGAACCCCCTGGAATTTGTAGGCTCAACAGTGGATGGCATCACCATCACAACTGAGAATGCAGAGTTCGCCCAGGCCCACCTTGATGAGATCAAACGCATTGAAGCTGAGACAGGTGGGAATGTGATGATTGAGCAGTACCTGAGTGCCTTTGATGAGCCTCACGCCAAGGTTGGTGGCACTGCTGATGTGGTGGGGTGGAACGCCAACAAACTCATCATTGCAGACCTTAAAACAGGTATGGGGTATGTGGATGCAGACTCTGATCAAATGAAGATTTACGCCATTGGCGCAATCAACAAAAGCAAGAAGATGTTTGACATTGTGGAGATGCGGATTGTCCAACCCAGAGTTGGCCCTGTTCGCACCTTCACCATGTCAGGGCATGAGTTAACAGAGTGGTATTCAAACACTCTGGGGCCAGCAGTCGATGCCATCACCTCACCAAACCCGCCCTACAACCCCTCCCCTGACGCTTGTCAGTGGTGTCCAGGCAAGGC